TTTAACTACTTTTTCTCTGGCATCATCAATCATTACATCCTTATTCTTATACAACCAGAATCCTCCGGCTGCAATAGCAGCACTGACCAAAAAAGAAGTGAGTGCCATGAGATTAAAAAGTTTCTGCATTGGTTTACTCCACTAAAGTACCGTGTTGTCTACGAATTTCTTTTAACTCTCCAAAATTTTTCTGTTTTGTCCCTCCATCATATTCCCATGCATATCCTTCAGTAATCATTTGCTCATTCAACGATACTTCTGCATCTCCAATATATAACCAACCAAGAAGGCGACCATACTTACCCATACCACCAACAAGTTCAGTTCTAATGATGAGATCATCATCTCCAGCAACTGCTCCTTCTAAATTTTTCTTCATCCAGTTAGTGGCATCAATACCTAACGCCTTCTCTTCAAGATCACGGGTTCTTTTTTCCGGTGTATCAACTCCTGCAATTCTAACTCTTTCTTTCTTGTGTAAATCAAAACCGAGATCAATGGTAACGTCAATAGTGTCGCCGTCAACAACACGATTAATCTCTACTACTCGGAAGTTGTAACAAGACTTCCTGCTCGGTGGTGTCGCTGCTCCCATCGTTCCAAAACTCCGCTAGTGCTTGATCCAAGGCATCTTCAGGTTGGGTCATTGTTTGTTCCAAGTGATACTGTTTCACATTCTCCAGTGCTTTGTTGTAAAAATCCATCCCATTGTCCTGTGCTTGGACTGGGATCGTGCTCAGTAGGAGAATCGGGAACAACAGATACTTCATTTTCAATATATGCCATACGAAATATATAGGCAACATAGTATACCACACCTGCCACAAGTATTACCATCATTATAATAATACTTAGTAGTGGTTCAGTCATGTGAAATTATCAAGGCAATAATGATGGGTAATGTTGCTAATGTTAAGATATTAATAGAGAGCAATCCAAATGCGAGATATTTATTTTTATTATAAACATCCAACCACCAAAAGTTATATGCTACTAGCATATTAAAAATTGGCGTCAATAGAGTTTTAATGAGCGGTTCCATTTCCTTTATATTTGTCTGATTCATAGTAATTGTTTTCTTTATTACTATAGAGTCCATAGTATATGGTGAGACATACAAATGGTATGGAAATCCATAGTAGAACATTAGCGAACATGATGACCTCCGAACATATATCTCATACTATTTAAAATTTTGGTCGCGAAAGTTGAGAGACCGCGTGAGTTAAATCGTTCATAAAGAGAAGCACTAATGGCAGGAGTGGGAACCCCAAGATCCACAGCAGCATTAACAGTCCAACGACCATTGCCACTATCGGAAACACCCCCGCTGAAATCATCAAGTTTGTTATCACTACGTAGTATATCAGCGGTAAGGTCAAGTAACCAGCTACTAATAACAGACCCACGACGCCACAACTCAGCAACCTCAGATACATCAATATCGTAACAATAATCTTCGGGGTTTGCCATGGGAGCCACTTCGGTGACACCTTCGCCCATATAAGCTCTTCCTGAATTTGCCTCATGAAGGATATTAAAACCTTCCGCATAAGATTGCATGATTCCATACTCGACTCCATTAAGAACCATTTTTACAAAATGTCCCGAACCTGATGGTCCACAATGAAGCCAACCAAATTCTGGAGATGTCTTTAAAGTTTTAGGATCTGTGCGACTTGCTCCACCGATGCCTGGCGCGAGTGCCCGGAAGATTGGAGAGCAAACGGAGACTGCAGTATTTGATCCACCAACCATAAGACAGAATCCACGCTTAAGACCATAAACACCACCACTAGTACCACAGTCAAGATATTGGATGCCCAACTTTGCAAGACGTTCTGCCCTTCTCCTTGAGTCCTTAAAATTGCTATTACCATGATCAATAATAATATCTCCCTCAGTACAATACTGTAAAAGCTCATTTAGTGTTTCCTCTACATTTTCTGCCGGTAATGCCATCATAAAAATACCAGAACCATTCGCATTTTCAGTAAAGATACCTTTACCTTCATGAACTATTTGAACAAGGCTTTGTATAGAAGTGGTAATTCCACTAACATGACCTGCTTTATACGCTTCTTCAGCTTTTTCATAATCTCTCCTGTAACCCCATACTTCAATATCTTCTTTAATCATACGACGAGACATAACCTCACCGGTACGACCAAGACCAATCAATCCCACTTTCATACTTACCTCGATTGAATAGCAATTAATGTTTCGTAAGGAATCCAGGCAGGTTCTTCATTTTTAAATTGAACCTGCACTTCTGTAATGACCCTTTCCAAATCTCTTCTATATATCCGTCTTGTGTTCCTAACACAAGATAACGGATTACTAATATCTAATTTATTCATTTATCTTTCAATAATTTTTCTATGCGTTTACGCATATTGGCAGATTCTATTTTTTGATTGCGATGGGAATACCCATTTTTCTGAAGTAAAATTAAATGCCCTTGATATAACATAGTCATACCAAAAACAAAAAGGAGAATCACTCCTGTTATTTCAATGTAATGTTCAGCCATGGCAATAGAGGTGGTATTACTCCAATAAGTCGAAGAAGACCCTCAGCAAAAAGTGCAAGAACAACCCAACCAACACACATACTGATAATTGAAGCATTACGATTATGTCTTCGTATTGCAGCATCTATCATCTCCTGACACTCATCTTTGGTCACATAATGAACTGGTTTTATTTCATCCATCCGATGAGACATTAGTGTTCCTCACTATTTACCACTTTTTTTAGGTACTCTCTTTCAGTCTTATATGGTATATCAGGGTTTCGTAATATTTCTATTCCATATAAAACCTCAGGAAATAACCACTCATGAACTGGAAGACATGATTGTATGTTAGCAGGATCTAAACAATTAACAACGACTACACTAAAAAATTTAATACTATAATTAACAATTGTCATCATATTGATTTTGAACAAGTTGCTTTGCGAGATTATCTCTCAATTGATTGATACGGTCTTCATCGTATTTTTGAAAGTTTCCTCGCTTTTCAACTTTCTTATAATAATGAAGGGCATTGATGAGGATTGTATAATCCTCCATATCTAATTCAAATCTCATGTATCCTCACAATCATTTGCCATTCTAGCAATTTCTCCACCAATTTCACTACCTTGTTTTTGCCCAAACATCGTTGCCCATCCGGCAGCAATCCATCCAATATAAGGTATTCCACTCAATAATGGTGCGGTGGATGCCCCAATACTAGCTCCCACTATTGCACCGGTATTTTCTCCACCACCTTCCGCCTTGATGCACTCTAATTTTTTCGCAGTTAACTTTCCCAAACCATCTCCTCCTTCAGATTCACTCTGACTCATAGTGTATTCTTTCTCTGATATTATAACTGTTTTACCACCAATACCAAATAATCCATTTGTTTTATCAATATCCTTGGTTTTTTTCATAACCTTTGGATCATTTGATTGATAATGAATTTTATATCCTTCTGTTCCTGCTTCCACAGTATAAGAAGTATAATCACCTACAGGAAGATTTATAATAGGAATCTGAGAGTCTTTATTGAGAAGATGTCCCAAAATTCCTATGTGTGCTATACCAAAAAAAGACCCTGCAAGCAGAACAATCCACTTGAAGGGAGACTTTTTATTTTGAGGAACTTTAGGTTCCTCTTGTTGCATGTGTGAAGGTAGAAAAGGCATGATTAATCATCTTCGGATTTGTCCTTTTTCTTTTCGTCTTTCTTATCTTCTTCGTCCTTTTTCTTTGCAGTTTGAACACCAAATGTTGCTAATGTTCCGGTAAATACGGATGCAATAAATGTTGGATCAATTTGTTTTTGAGGAACCCCAGGAATTGAAACATAATTAAGGGTCAAGATTGCTCCTGACCACGCAAGAATGACAACTCTCACTAGGGTGGCAACCCCTTCATCAGCCCATTCAAATTTATTTTCTTTCTTTTTGGGATCCTCTTTTTTCTTTAATGCAGAATCTGTCATTTAAAAAGAGGTAAGGCATTTTTATTTATTCGTAGTGAGTCATTTTGTACATAAAGCAATCGGCAATCCTCATTTCCTCATCTAAAGTCATTTTTTCGTATGGATTAACTCCTGTAAGATCTATACAATGATGAATGGCATGTTGGGAGACCTCTTCATACTTATAGTATGGATACATTGGTTTCAAAAAAATTTGAATACCAGTAATCATCAAATAAAATGTTTCAATCATTCATGTAACCCTCATTAACCAGATACTCTTTTGTTAGTGGAGTGGGTTCGTAGACTTCCCACATAGGACGAGAGGCACATACCATAAGAGCATCTCTTGTCATTCCTAATGTGTGCCCTGCCCACATTGCTTCTTGCTCCCAAGGACGGGCATATTTTGGATAAGTATCTTCGGCAATATCACGCCAGTATTGAGGAATTTTTTCTTCATTATGAATAATGGCAATCATATTATTATCAATTGTTCCTGCCATACAATCTTGGGCAACGTGCCAACCTTCGTGTCTTACAACACTCATCAATTGGTGTGGTTTATCCATGTAAGACTTATTCAGGAAGAAGTTATTGCCAACAGTATGATAAACACCACGATGAAGAGGTGGATAATACTTATCATCTGCTAGAAAGACCTTAACTCCAATTGTTCGAAGAGAAAATAGAATTTCGTCAAACTCATTAGCAACATAAGAAAAATTAATATCAGGATAATACGCTTGTAAATCCTCCAGTGTTTTAATTTCCTTAACTCCATCTTGACATTCCCTTAATAGCATACAACCCATTGCATCATAAGTTTTCCACTCTTTGATTTCGGGTTCGGCAAGTGCAGGAGTAGCAAGTGCAAACGTAGACAGCAAAGCAATAATAAAGTTTTTCATAATTAATTAGCGAAATTGATTTTGACCTGTACCAGAACTCCAACCACCAGGACCTTCATGGAAGTTTTCAGAACCTCCAGGAGAAAGAGGATTTAAGTCAAGAGTTGTATTTTCATTTCTGGTAGAAACATCATACATGACTTGATGCATGTTATCAGGTTCTACAGAAAATGCATCTTTTCT